TTCTTTTTCTTTACATCTATTTTAGAATGTATAAAAGCACTAGGATCATTAACGTAGCCAAAGTCCAATCCAAAATAAGAAGGTAAATGTCTTAACTCATCTTTATTTATTAAACGTTTTTCATACTTAGGGAAAACCAATTTGTCTAGTGTAGCAAATTCACCTAACGCATAAATTTTGTAATATGCTGGATTACGATTTGCTAACAACTCTAAGTTTTGTCGTGTCATTTCATCAAGAAACTTATTATCTCGATAACTAGATTGTCTAATCATGACATTTTCCATTGGTTCACCATGTTCAAAGAAATACTTATAAACCCAATTCAGTTTAGATACTGGGTTAAACATCAAAAATATTTGCTTATTCACGTGTTTACGCTCCCTCAAACGCAACGTTAATTGCGTGTAATCATTTAGTGTGAATTCAGACGCTTCTTCCATGACTATGTCTGATATGCCTTTTATCGACTTTATTTTCTCTGGGTTATCTAATCCTTTAAACAAAAAAACTGCGCCGTTTGGCAATTCAACTTTGTTATCAGTCTTATTCCAAAGGCACATGTCCCAAATACCGAAGTTTATCAAACAATCTTTGACATCTTCGAATAAACTATCTTTAATTGTTGATTGGACTTTTCTAAGCCATAGTATACGCCTAGGATATTTCCAGTCTTGCAATGCTTTAAGTACAACTTTTTGTATAACGCCGTGAGACTTACCGCTCGAACCTCCACCGTAATGTACTTCAGTGAAGTTATCGTAATTGGTTAGTATTTCGAATATGTTTCTATTGAAAACATTAGATGGTTTGTTAAAGTTTAATTTAACTTTCGTCATCGTACTCACCAATATTAATCTCAATATTCTTCTGAGTAATTTCTTTTTTATCGATATACGCACCATGTACTTTTAGTATGTGGTCAATAGATCTCTGACGCTCTTCAAAAGTTGGTGTGATTGTGTAAGTAACCTCTTTTTCCACTTCATCGTTTAAATGGTCATATTTCTTACTGTAAGCCTCTTGAGGTTCTCCTCTAGCAATAGAAGCAGATAACGCTAAAGCTTCTGTAATACTCATTAAACGCTCTTCTTGTATCTGTTCTAATCGTTCTTTAATATATTCCGAAACATTAACATTTCTTAACAATCGACTTGCTAAAGACTCTGCTGTTTTCTTACTATAACCTGCTGAAATTGCTGCTTTTTTACCATTACATCCATTCATTATATATTCATCTGCGAATCTCTTTTGTTTTTCGTTCATTTCATTTACCACCAACTCTCGCGCTATACGCTTTTTAAAATTAAAAAAGGATTGGCTATAATCAGCCAACCCACATAGATCCTTTATTCCTAATTGCGATAAGGGAAACGCAGTAAGATAATCAATATCCTACACTATCATAATATCTCATTTTAGGTATCAAAAACTGCCACTTTACTGCCAATTTCACTCTTCCCCTAACTCTTCCGCCAATCTAGATATGATTTTCCTTTTGATTCTATGAGCAGTTCTATCAGAAATGTGTATGTCATCACAAACTTTTACTAATTCCTTTTTATTAAAATAATACTCTTGAATGAATTCGCGTTCTTTCCTACTTGATGTGTTGATTATACGTTCAATAGCACTCTTAAACTCAAGGATTTTACCTCTTCGTATACTACAAAGATAATTAGTTACTGCCATTTCTGTTTTCGATGTATTAGACGGTACAAATTCCCCGCCTATATTTGTATCTGTTGGAATCCATGGTGTCATTATTTCACTTCTTAAATCTTCGAGTTGCTTATGATAATTAGGATAATCACACAACTCATCTTCTAACTTTCGAACTGTTGATAATTTTAATCCGTATTTCTTTTTAGTCATGAATACCCTCCGTACAAATATGTTTAATCTTCAAAGTGTCTCAATCTGCTTCTTAATATCTCTATCTCTCGCTCTTTAACTTTCACATCACCTTTTAACTGTTCAGCTTGCAACATTACACCAAACAATAAGATGACTAGTAATATAATTGCTATGATGAACCACATCATCTATTCAATCACCTCTAAATTCGGCTTATATTTTAATACACGACCACTCAGAAATTCAGCATCTATTTTAGCTAAAAATAAATTGTCATATGATTTAGCTTCAAAAACATTGCTAGTTGTAGTAAGTGTTATCATTTTCGAAAATGCTCCTGTATATTCTTCTTGTAAATACACACCATCATATAACTCAACAATATATTCGATTGGTCTGTTTTCTTTCTTATAATTTTCAAATAATTTTTCATTCCTTTTTATGTCATGCTTTAATTCATCAATCTTCTCCCTCACTTCAATTTTGTCTGTATATATTACATAAAGTAATGTAATTAATATAAGGATACCGATAGCAACTATTTCCCACATCATCTACTCTGACACCTCCGCCCTCATCAAATCAGACTGATCACTAAACTTTGCGAAGTCACTCGGCACCTCTACATCATCATTAGCCGTCATCATAATATATACTTGCTCCGTTACATACTTACCTAGCTCATACATTGCTAGTAAGAATAATAGTCTTAATATTTGTTTAATCATTGTTTATCTACCTTCTTTGCTTCGTATAAGACCGGATATAAATTTAAAAAGTGTATTCTATATCCAATCGTCTTAACTTCTACTTTGTCGCCTACTTTTAACCTAGCTTGTATGTCTGCGCTATCAAATTTCTTTTTGAATAATAAGTCGGAGTTTTCAATGACTTGTTTGTTGTCTAATACAATATAGAACTTGTCTTCTTTATCTTGTCTCTTGTTATATTTATCTGTAATTGTCCCTTGATGTACTTCTTTGTTTTGGTAACTAGCCACTGTATAGATAGGCAATGCGACAACAAGTAGCAATGCGGTTATACCGAATAATGACAGTATTCCAACAATAAAGATGTCGAACCCATCCATATTTTTAAGTTTTTTAATCATTTCCCACACTCCCTTATATTTTCAAACAACTGACCCACTTTAATAACTGCATCCCTTTTAACTTGTTTCTCGTACTTCTCTTTCGCTTCTTCTTTACTCTCTGCCTCAACAACTGTAAACCTTTGATTACTCTTAGCTTTAGTTATGTGTGTATGTTTACGTCCTGTTGAATCTTTGAATGTTGTGACTAAGTATTGTGTCACTTCCCCAAAACCTCCTTGACTCGATCTAAGATGTCTTTACACGTATCCTTTTCCTGCGTCTGCTGTTCCATCTTGTCTTTCATGATTCCTTTTCATTTTCTTTTTGTATGCGTCAATGAGTTGGTCGATAGAATAGTAAGTATTGGCGTACAAAAACGGCATTATTAAAACTTGTACAATGCTATTATCAATACCTTTTACAAATTGTTCTGTTAGCGTATGCATTACATGAACAAAATAAACTGAATGTAGTTTAGGTAAAGTAACTTCATTTTCAATCAAATCAACCATAACCTCAGTAGTTTCTTCCAAATCTTCTTCATCAACAATAGTCAGAGTTAATTGCAAACTGAAAGCTAAGTAATCAGCAATCTCATCTAATTGTGTATCTAGTGGCTTACCTGGTTGTTTCTTCCAATTTTTAAAAAACTCAAGTGTGTTAATCCACTCTACAAATTCAATAATCATACTAGCTACTGTGTCATTTAAATTTCTAGTTGGTATTCTATCGTCGAACTCCTTTTGTATTTGTAATAACTCTTGTAACTGATCAATTGTTAATGTGTTAGTCATTTTCCTGTTCCTCCTCATATTTATAGACAACTTGACTCGTCATAATCCCTACTGCTTCATCAAGATAAATATCTTCTTTGAGTGCATCTTGCATAGCATTAGGTAAACCCTCAAGTATTTCATCAAACGCTTGTGCTTTCTTATACACGTCCTCAATCTCTTTTAGTAATCCCTCTGTGTCATTGCCGTTACACGCACTAGCACTTATAACGGACTGTTCTATTTGTTCACGGTTATTCATTAGTGTCATCCTCCATTTGTCCTAAAAATTCGTAGAACTCATTTGTTCCGTCTAATTTGTCCATTCGGTACAATATAGCACTTGCGTTGATTTTAGCTCCCATGTTTATAGCTACTGCCTTGTTCGCTCTACTCTCAATCTGTAGTTCGTTAAGTCTAAAACGGTAAAATTCGTATCTTCCAAGCAATTCATTTTTGACTGTGCGCCACATGTTCTCCAGCTCTTCGTTACGCTCTCGTAACTTCGCTATATCCTCGATAAGCTCATCTCGTTGCTTCTTGTACTCATCACGTTCTTTTAATGCTTTGTGAAGTTTATCTAATAAATTGTTTAAGTTAGTACAAAGTTTTTTATATTGTTCATCTGATAAGGTGACCGTCATCTCATAACCTCCAATAGCATCTCATTTTCAAAAATATTTCCAACAATTTCAATAATATCGTCATTTTCACTTAGTAATTCAGTTACATTGCTAAAAGTTATATAAAAGGCTCCTTCTTTAAACTCGATAAAACTTACTTCTCTCGAATAACAATCTTGAACAATATCCCCTTCATAAATCTCCACACCGTGCACATCTTTAAATCCTGTGTATTGTAATAGTTTTACTTCATTGAAACTTTTATAACCTGTTGAAATCAAAATGTACCCACTATTAAAATCGATTTCGTCAATAATACTCATAACTTTTTTATCTTTATCCCAAGCTTTAAATTTCAACATCATACTAGCAACTCCCCATCTTTCCAGATTAACGTCATAGTTAGGCCGTCGTTCAAGATGTAGAATGCTTTGGTAGGGAAAAACGTGTTCTCTAAACGTTCGTTGATACTAATACTTGTGTGTAACGCTGACATATAGACTCCTTCTTGAATCTCATATACCTCTAACAACCTATCAAACTTAGTCTCTTCCGTTACTTCTTTTTCAATATCAACTATGAAGGGGATATCAATTGGAATAAAACTTGACGTCGAACACTTATTTGTATTTGGATGAAAACGAACGAATCCATCACTAAATCCTGTTGAAAAAAATATTTTTCCTTGTGATAGATCCGGATTTTCTCGCGCCCATTTAATTAATTCATCTAATCTCATTTCTTTTTTAACTTTGATTTTCATTGTTATATCTCCTCTTGAACAGTAAATTTATCGTTAATTGATACATATCCAGTCACATTACATAAGATGCTATCAACATGAAAAGTCACAAAACAGTTGCGCTCAACATCATTTGAATAGAATCTTTTATTACCTGATAACTTGGGGTTATCCCAAGCCCATTGGATAAGTTCAGGTAAATTCATTTCTTTTTCAATTTTGATTTTCATTGTTTCCATCTCCTCTAAAATAAAGTTAGTTGCTTCTGTTCCTCGTATTCCAAACCATGTTGCTTTATATATATTCCGAGCTCTTCCGCTGTATCAAATGTCTTTTTCACACCTTGCCAATCTGGTACGATATGCCCGTGAAAGTAATAAGTGCCGTTTACTACATGAATATGTGCCACTCGTTCGTTATCCTGATACAGATATCTCTTAAATCCAAAGAATTGATTTAGGTATTCTTTGCGTGCGTTATCTGTCATGATCTACTTCTTAACTTTCACGAATATGTCGTTTTCCAACAGGTAGCACGCATAACGTCCTCTTGGATGTTTCTGAGGTACATTAAACAAGTGTGGCTTCTTTCTTCTTAGCTCAGCCTCTCTCTTTCGCTTTCTTTCCAATTTGCGTTCGAGTCTAGCTTGTTCCAGTCTTTCTATTGTTTTCTTTTCTCTGTACTCGCTTAAACGCGTACCTTCTGGTGCGTCCATTGCTTCATGTAGTTCCCAACCGTCTTTTACTCTCTTAGAAACCATTCCAGCGGTTATACCGTGACTTTCTATTAATTCCATTTCAAATTTACTGAACCTATAAGGTTTATCGTTTATTGTTACAATTCTTGCTTTTCTCGCCATTTATTCCACCTCTTATATTTCTTCTATTCGTATGATTATTTTGGGCTCAATTCCATAACGCTTTGAGCTAGTTATTTCTGCAATTTGATTGTCATCTTTCCACAAATAATTGTTACAAGCGTCTAGAACTGTCTTCATCAAATTATCGATATCTGGTTTAGTTACTTTTAATTGTCCAATCGCTTGAGTTTTCTTTTTCTTCGACCATGATTTAGGTGGAGTAAAGTAAAACTCTAATTCAATTTTTAATGCATTTTCTAGATTTAGCTTTGGCATTTGATTTTGTAAATATTTTTTATGTTCTGTATATTTTGTAGGCATATATGTGTGTGCATATCTACCTTTTGTGCTAAAACGCGGTCGAGGCGAGCCCATAGGTGCCTCGAAAGTTTCGTTAAATTTAATTTCTATCTCCATGTAATCCCTCATATATATTCAAATAAGCTTGTTTGGTGTCCTAACTCCATTTGTTCATTATCAATAAGTGTTTTTAATTCATAATCATCTAAGTACCAACGTCGACCATTGAATTTTGTGTGTTTTAATCCAACAACTAAATGCCGTCCATCTTTAAAATGTGGTGTAACTGAAAACATTTTGTTGCCGTCATGATCAAATAGATAGTATTTATCAAATGCATCCATTTTCAATCACTCCCATTTGCTATTTAGACGCTTAATAAAAGCTTCTCTGTCTTTCTCAAGGTTTTCATCTACTTCCGGCGTTTTCGTTTCTCTCGTGCTGTCTGTGAGCCATTTGGGTGTTTTTTCTTTTGATTGTTTAACGAAAGGTTTATAATTTTGTTTTTTGCTTTCAAGTTGTTGCTTTTCAAATGCACGTACTTGTTCAATAGATTTCAAGTTTGCATTAAGCCATGTATTCAAAATGCTTTTAGCATATCCCCAAGTAACTTTATTTCTGTCTTTAGCGATTTTAAGTGATGCGGTAACTATTTGATCTGAATCATTTTCAAATGAATCAAGATAATAATTTAAATCGTCTAAATTGTAAGGAGTTATGAAACCGAATCCGTTATCTTGGAAGAAGTCGAAGGCGGTTACCTTCTTCTTCTCATTCTCACCATTCTTTACATTATCCCCATTCTTTACATTCTTGTTTGTGTTGATTTGTTGTTGATTTGTTGTCCATTTGTTGTCCATTTGTTGTTGATTTGTTGTTGATTTGTTGTCGTTTTTGCTGTTGGAATTTTCTTCCATACTTTGATAAATCGCCCAATTGACAACGGTTATAACAGAAAATTTGTTGTCGGACTTTACGACGATAGTTCCAAGGTTTTCTAAAAGCTTTATGTAGTCTCTTACTGTGGATTCTTTGAGACGTAACTCTTCGCTTGCTCGCTTTCTCCCGAACACAAATTGACCTTTTTCTAATTCAACAACTCGTCTGCCAACAAGCTGTGTATGATCCTTATGACTAGCCTTCATAAGACAATATGCAAATACTTTGAATAACTTTTCGTTCTGAAAAATAGGCGAATCTAATAGTTTTCTATGAAGTTTTATCCAACCAGTCATATACACACCTCACTTTCAAACCGGTTAAATCAGAATGGTAAATCATCATCATTTAGTTCAATCGGACCATTTGCATTCGCAAACGGATTATCTTTTACTGGTTTGTTATTTGAATATTGCGATTGTCCACGTGTTTGTTGTACTTGTTGTTGATATAAATCTTGTTGAGTGTCATTTGAGTTTTTCGGTTCTAAAAATTGAATACTATCAGCAATAACTTCCGTAACGTATACACGTTGACCTTCCTTATTTTCATAGTTCCGCGTTTGTAACCTACCATCTACGCCCGCCAACGATCCTTTAGATAGGTATTTATTAACGTTCTCTGCTTGTTTTTTAAATACGATGATATTAATAAAGTCTGCCTCGCGCTCTCCTTGTGCATTCGTAAATGTGCGGTTAACTGCTAATGTGAATGATGCTACATTTACACCACTTTGAGTGGTTCTTAATTCTGGGTCTCTAGTTAAACGACCAACTAATATTGTTCTGTTTAGCATTTATAAACCTCCAACATAAACGGGCGCGCCCGTCACTTTTTGTATTTCACTTTTAATGTATTTTGCATTTGAATTTTGACTACTTAAATGAATTAAATGTATTTCTTCGAGTCTAGTTAAATCATTTGCTTTTAACATTCCGATAGCATGTTCTAAGCTAAAATGAGACTCCATAATTCTGTTTGCTAATGTGCTGTGCACACTGCCGTTTTTTATGTTTTCCTGCATTTGTTCATAGATATAATTAACTTCTAACATCATGTGCGTAATGCCGTTAAATTTGTATTTCAAATACTTTGTATCAGTAACATACAGAACCTTATAACCTAATGTACTTTGTAATAAGAAAGCCACAGGCTCGTTAGCATCATGTTCGATGTCAAACGGTAGAATTGACCATGTGCCTATTCGCAGCTCTTGCTTTGCCTTAATCGTGCATAAGCGATGACTTTCAAAATTCATAGCTTGTTGTGTTCCAGCAGTCATATAGCTGATTACACCATTGTCGACAAACTGCTTTGTGTACTTTGCATGATCACCATGTTCGTGTGTGATAAGACACCCTGCTATATGTCTTGTTTTATATTTGAAATGCTTTTGAACACGTTCAAATTTTATACCTGCCTCAAGTAGTAACGTAGTACGTCCATCATTTAAGACGTAGCAGTTACCACTTGAACCAGTTGCTATTGTTTCAATTAAAATGGCTCTTCTTCGCTTTCTTTTTCTGTTGCAGGTTCTTTTATTTCTTCAAAGTCAGATACATCAATAGGCTTATCATTTTCTAATTCTGTGTATTGTGCTTCTTCAAGAACTGGTTGTTCAAAGTCCAATTGTTCTTGATTTGCATTTTCTTCAACTTCTGCGTCCAACACTTCTTTGCGTTGACGTTGTTCGGATTCTTGTGCGTATTTGAAAATATTGCTATCTGTTGATGTGTTGATATAACGTTTAGCAGCTCTATTGATAACTGTTTTTTTAGCCATTTCTTCTTTGAAATTATTATGTGTTTTAGAATTTTGTAATGCTTTTTCATCTTTAATCATTGATGACTGCATCCATGCTTGTTTAATTTGTTCAATAGTCATGACTTCAATATAGTTATCTCGTCCATCATTAAATACGATTGTGCAGTACGCACCGATAATGTTTTCTTTGTCGATGTTAAAGAAGTCTTGTTCGTGTTTAATCGCTTTGATACGTCCTGTTTCTCCCATTTCTTGCTTGAATGTATCGCCTTTATAAATCACTTGAGCAACAACATCTTGAGCACCTGCATCACGTTTTAACATCATTACATTACCGTGATAGCTACGTTGTAACTGCATTTTGTTGCCGTAAGGAATAAAGTAGCATTGATTTTTAGCTGGATTTAAACCTTGCGTTACCATGTCTAATAAGGCATTTGCTTTGCTTGTATCGTTACAACTCATTAATTTGTTATCTTGGCTGATTTGTAACCATGCTTGTTTCATGGCATTACTTGGTGAATAATCATTTGGCAATTCCAAATTGCCTTGTGACTCTAAAACTCTCACTTTGTTTAATACGTTGTCAGATACGTTCTTTTCTTGTACTAATTGTTGTTCAATAGTTTGTAATTTATTATTTTCAGTCATTTTATATAGTCTCCATTCTTAATTTTTTATCTTGTTCATTTACTATCAATTGAATTTGTTGTGATTCTGTTTTGATAAGCTCTGTTACTGATTCAGCATTATCAATAAATATTGG